CAAGTAATTGTTTATCGTCCAATTGAAAAAGAATATTACACAACAGATACTGTAAGAGAGAAATTCAATGTATCTCCAAATAACTTCCTACTTTACAAGTTGTTAATGGGTGATAGTTCTGATGGAGTAACAGGTATTAAAGGATTAGGGGCTAAAGGATTATTCAAAAAATTCCCCGAACTATCAACAAGAGATCTATCATTTGATGATTTGATCGACATTGCTGAAGCAAAATTAAAAGAACACGTTGTGTATGCAAGAGTATTACACGATGTCCCATTACTAGAAGACAAATATCGAGTTATGGATTTATCTAATCCGATGATGGATGATAAAGATAAGATGTTTATCGACAAGTTTGTTGAAGAAACACGTCTAAACTTTCTCCCAAGCGCATTTGTTGAAATGTGCAACGAAGATCAACTTGGAAACTTAATTCGAAATACTGAATTCTGGGTTCAAGATATCTTTAAAGAATTGTTGGAAAACCAACAATAAGTTATTATATTTAAATAAAAGTTATAAAATGACCTTACAATCAATTGATGAATACGGACCATCGTTCCAGATGAAAGTGATATCTTCTTTATTAACACATAAAGAATTCTTACAAAACATAAACGACGTACTAAGTGATGAATACTTTAGTAATCCGGCTCACAAATGGGTAATTAATCAAATCATACAGTACTACGAAAAGTACCATACAACAATTTCAATGGATATCTTAAAGGTAGAAATGAAGAAATTGGATAATGAAGTACTTAAAGTATCTGTTAAAGAGCAATTACGAGAAGCATATAGAGCTGATATTGAAGATTTAGAGTATGTTCAAAGTGAATTTTCCACATTCTGTAAAAACCAACAGTTGAAAAAAGCACTATTGAATAGTGTAGATTTATTAAAAGCTGGAGATTATGACTCGATCAAATATATGATCGAATCAGCAATGAAAGCAGGACAAGACAAAAACATTGGTCACGAATATAAAAAAGATACCGAATCACGTTACCGTGAAGATCATAGAAAAATTGTTCCAACCCCATGGGAACCAATTAACGAATTAGTTCAAGGTGGTTTAGGTAATGGAGATTTAGGATTAATTTTTGGTAATCCTGGAGGAGGTAAATCATGGTGTTTGGTTGCTTTAGGTGGACATGCTGTTAAAATGGGTTATAATGTTATTCACTATACTTTAGAATTAAGTGAAGCATATACTGGAAGACGATATGATGCTTTCTTTACAGGTATGCCTGTAGATCAACTAGAGAAACATAAAGAAAATGTAGAAACCCTAACAGCCGAACTACCAGGAGAGCTAATCATCCGTGAATATCCTATGGGAAAAACCACAATAAATACTATAGAATCCCACATTAAAAAAGTAATTGATTTAGGAATCCAACCAGATCTTATCCTGATAGATTATATTGATTTACTTTCAACAAGAAAAAGAAATGTTGACCGTAAGGGAGAGATTGATGATATTTATACAAGCACCAAGGGATTAGCTCGCGAATTAAACATACCAATTTGGTCAGTTTCGCAAGTAAATCGCGCGGGGGCCAAAGATGATATTATTGAAGGCGATAAAGCGGCGGGAAGTTATGATAAAATGATGATTACCGATTTATCAATGTCGTTGTCAAGAAAGAAAGAAGATAAAGTTAACGGAACTGGAAGGCTCCATATTATGAAAAACAGATATGGAATGGACGGTTTGACTTTCCAAGCAGATGTTAACACATCAAATGGTCATATTGCGATTGGAGATCATTATGATGAAGAAGCCGATACAGTGACACCAAAAAAACAACAGTCGAATGACTTTGACAATTTAGATATAAAAATGTTAAGTAATAAATTTTTCGAATTAAACGCATGATCACAGAACTAAGACCACATTACAAACCATTCGAATATCAAACAGCATTCGAATTTTACAAAGATCAACACCGAGCACACTGGCTAGCAGATGAAGTTCCATTATCCTCAGATTTGAATGATTGGAAACTTAAATTGAGTGAATCAGAAAAAAGCCTAATCGGTAATATCTTGAAATCGTTTGCTCAAACTGAGACGTATGTCAACGATTATTGGGCTACAAAGGTGGCGGTATGGTTCCCTAAACATGAAATCAAAGCTATGGCGTGTGCATTCGCTGATTTCGAATCAATACATGCTGAGGCTTATGCTCGTTTAAATGAAGAACTTGGGTTAGATGACTTTGAGGCATTCATGGAAGATGAGGAAGCAAAAGCTAAAATTGATCGTTTAGTTGAATTGCCTGGAGATACATTACGTGAAAAAGCACTTTCATTAGCTATATTCTCTGCATTTACTGAAGGTGTAAATTTATTCTCATCATTTGCTATTTTAATGTCTTTTCAATTACGTAACTTGATGAAAGGTACCGGACAAGTGGTCGAGTGGAGCGTACGCGATGAATCACTCCATTCAAAAGCAGGATGCTGGTTATTTAGAACAATGATGGAAGAAATGCCTGAATTAAATGATTCTTTAATGACTCAACAAATATATGAAGCCTGTGATCTTTCAGTAAAACTTGAATTTGATTTTATAGATAAGGCTTTTGAAATGGGTGAAATCGAGGGTTTAAATAAAGAACAATTAAAGAATTTTATTAAAGAGAGAGCTAATCAAAAGTTAACAGAACTTGGTTATCAACCTATGTACAATGATATAAATCCTGGCCTACTTAAACAGATGGAATGGTTTGGGCACTTAACAAGCGGAAAAACTCATCAAGACTTTTTTGCAAACCGAGTAACTGACTATTCAAAATCAACAGCAGATTGGAGTGATTTATAAAAGAGTCAACTATTTGTCCCCTTTTCAATATGTATAATAAAATATTATATGGAAAAGAAATGTACAAAATGTCAAGTTACTCAACCCGTAGAAAATTTTTATTGGAGAAAAACTCGAAATAATTTCTCACCAAAATGTAAACCATGTTGGACTGAAGATAGTAAAACTTATAATACACAAAATAAAGAAGCTAGAACAGAATATTATAATAAATGGAGAGAAAATAACGATGATTGGAAGAAATACCAACGAGATTATAAGAAAAAATCATCCCCCCAACAACGAGTAATATTCAATTTAAGAAATAGAGTTTACAAATTGATGTTAAAAGAATATAAAAGTCAAGCAACTTTAGATCTTATAGGTTGTAGTAGAGAAGAATTTTTATTACATTTAGAGAAACAATTTACAAAAGAAATGAATTGGGAAAACTATGGAACATATTGGGAAGTAGATCATATAATCCCACTAAGTAAAGGAGGCACAATAAGGTGGGACAATTCAAGACCCTACCTAATCTCAGACAATAGAAAGAAATATAATAAAATATGATAAAATTAACAAACTTATTAAAGGAAATAATTGATATATATTCTCCTGAAGAATTAGGTTCTAAAGATATCGAATATAATATTGAAAGAGAAGCCCCAACTCGTTTTAGAGCTAATTTAAAATACAAAGACCAGTATTATACTTTAACAATATTGCCTCTTTTTAATCCAAAACGTCCATCTGTAAATTTTGGAAGTACTGATAAAAATTACGAGAATTTAAATTTAAACCAATTATTAAATTCTCCATATTCTTCTAGAATATTGGCTGCAATTTTTGGATTAATTAGATATTGGGTAGACAAATACAATATTCAACAATTCGAATATGGTGCTGAGGGTGAAGTAAGAAATAAACTTTATAATTATTATTTAACTAAACATTTCCCCGATTTTAAAAATACCCAAGAAAAAATAGGAGATACAACTTTACAAGTATGGACGAAAATATAATATATAAAATTGAGATTCTCCAACTTATTGAATCTAAATACAATATTGAAATAAAGGATGAAGAAGTTGAAAATATATCAACTTTAGAAAACTTGATTGAACTGATAAAAACGAAAAACAACAAATGAGCAAATTAAACGTAGACACAAGTAAATGGGTGAAGGGTAAAGATTTCCCTGAATGGATGGATGAGATTGGTACTTCAATCATATCCCAAGGATACTTACTCCCAGAGGAAAATGTATTTAAAGCATTTAACCGAGTAAGTAAAGCAGCAGGACGTAGATTAAAACGTAAAGATTTAATTCCATTTTTTGCTGAAGCGATGGAAAAAAATTGGTTGTGTCTTGCATCACCTGTACTTTCAAATTTAGGTACTGAACGTGGTATGCCAATTTCATGTTTTGGGATTGACACAGACGATTCAATTGAAGGAATTGCATTAGCAAATTCTGAATTGATGCGTTTATCATCTCAAGGTGGAGGTGTTGGTATCGGTGTATCTCGAATTAGAGGTAGAGGTAAAGAAATTGCTGGTAACGGTGTATCTGAAGGTGTAGTTCCATGGGCTAAAATTTATGATTCAACTATCCTAGCTACAAACCAAGGTTCAGTTAGACGAGGTGCTGCATCTGTAAACTTACATATTAACCACCCAGATATCGAAGAATTTTTGATGATTCGTCGACCAAAAGGGGATGTTAATCGCCAATGTTTGAACTTACATCAATGTGTAGTTATTGATGATGACTTTATGAATAAATTAGAGGATAAAGAACCACGCGCTTTAAGATTGTGGGGAGAAATCCTTAAAACCCGTTTGGAAACCGGTGAACCTTACATCATGTTTGAAGATAATGTAAACAACAACAATCCTCAAGCATATAAAAACAATAATTTGCATGTTTCTATGACAAATATTTGTTCTGAGATTGCACTTTATACAGACCCATTACATTCATTCATATGTTGTTTATCTTCATTGAATTTAGCACGTTGGGATGAATGGAAAGACTATAAATTCGAAAATGGTATGACTTTACCTGAACTATCATGTTGGTTCTTGGAGGGTGTATTACAAGAATTTATTGACAGAGCAAAGAATGTTAAATTCATGGAAAACACTTACCGCTCAGCACTTAAAGGTAGAGCAATTGGTATTGGTGTTTTAGGATGGCATACATTCTTACAAGAAAAAGGCATTCCATTTGCTGGTCTACAAGCAAATTCTTACACTCGAATCATGTCTCAATTTATTGAGGAAGGAGCATTAAAAGCATCTCGTGACCAAGCAAAAGAATATGGTGAACCAGAATGGTGTAAAGGAACAGGTTTGAGACATACCCACCATTTAGCAATTGCACCAACTGTATCAAATGCTAACATTTCAGGTGGAGTTTCACCTTCAATCGAACCAATTCCTGCAAATGTATTTAACTTGAAAACAGCTAAAGGTACATTTATAAAGAAAAACCCAACATTGGAGCGTTTACTTGCCTCTAAAGGATTTAATATCGATAGTATTTGGGAACAAATTGCTAAAGACAAAGGTTCAGTAGTGGGATTACCTGATCATATTTTATCTGCTGAAGAAAAAGAAGTATTCTTAACGTTCAAAGAAATTAACCCGTACGAAATTGTTCGTCAAAATGGAATTCGTCAAAAATATATTGACCAAGCTATTTCATTGAATTTAACATTTGATCCATCTGATTCACCAAAATATATTAGTGAGGTACACAAATTAGCTTGGAAAGAAGGCATTAAAACATTGTATTACATGCGCTCAGAAAGTATTTTAAGAGGAGATAATCTTCAACGTACTGCTGATTGTATTTCATGTGAGGGGTAGGCGGCGCCTTTTATTTCTCTCATATATGTATAATAAAATACTATGGTAGGAATATACAAAATCACCAACCCTGAAGGGAAATCATATATCGGTTTATCCAAAGATATTGAAAAACGTTTTAAAAGTCATAAAGGATTACAATTTAAAGGTAATAATAAATTACGAGAATCCCTTACCAAATATGGTGGGGATTCTCATTTGTTTGAAGTATTAGAAGAAGTAAATATATTATCTTTAACTAAACCACAATCCGATAGTTTGCTTCGTAAACATGAACGTTATTGGATTAATCTATATGAAACTTTTAAAGATGGCTTAAATGAAAATAGAGGTGGTAGTGGGTGTGGATCACATACAGAACAATCCAAACAAAAAATATCTGAATCACTCAAAGGAAAACCCAAACCTTCAGATTTTGGGGTTAAAAGAAAAAAATGGCAACATACTGAAGAATTTAAGGAAAAAGTAAAAAATTCTCCACGTTGTCCTGTTTTAATGTACGATTTAGAAGATAATTTAATTCAAGAATTTCCCAACCAACAACTTGCAGCAGATTACCTAGGAGTTAAAAAACAAGCTGTATGGAATGTTTTAAACGGATACATTAATAAAAAATCTGGTAATAAAATTACCCATGTAAAGGGGTATAAATTTATTTACAAATAAAACAAAGGGCTAAGTAAATCTTACCCCCTTTTTTTATATGTATAATCAAAAATAAATTATGTTACCATTGGAGATCTATATTTTTATAAATGTCCTATTCCTATTGACCCATATGAAAAAAAAGAAAATCCACTTAAGGGGTGGGAAAGAGCAATTGTTAAACCCGAGAGACCTAAAGTAACAAAGGTCCCAATTAAAATGTAAATTATGAAAAATTTCTTCAATCAGTTATTTGACGACAACAATACAATCAATGAAAAAGCAGTAGTTGGTTTTATTGCATTCTTTATGCTAGTGATAGCATTAGTAGTAGATCTAGCTACTGGAGCTTATGGGAAAGAATTATTGATTAACAAATTCATCTTTGATGGTTTTATGGTAATTGTATTAGGGTCATTCGGAATTGCTTCCGTTGACAAGTGGATAAATAAAAAAGATAAAAAATAATGAGTTTAAAAAGTTTACAAGAAAAGATCGGAGTAACCGCGGATGGTGCTTTTGGTCCCGGAACATTAAAAGCCGCAATGGCATTTTACAAATTAACCCCAGTACGTGCAGCACATTTCTTTGCACAAACAGCACATGAAACTGGTGAGTACAAATTGTTTAGTGAAAACCTAAATTATTCAGCAGCAGGTTTGCAAGGTACTTTTGGAAAATATTTTCCTGGTACACTAGAAGAATCTTATGCTCGTAACCCTGAAAAAATCGCTAACCGCGTTTACGCAGACAGAATGGGTAACGGAAACGAAGCTTCAGGTGACGGATGGAAATACAGAGGTCGTGGTGCATTACAATTGACTGGAAAAGCTAATTATAAAGCATTTGCTGATTATTTAGGAAAACCTGA